CCATTGTTACTAATAGTTATAGCATTATCGCCAACAACCCTAGTACTAACAACATAATCTGTTGGGGCATTAATAATATCAACCTCGGGATATAAAATAACCAATTGTCGAAAATAATCAAATTGCTCGTTCCCATAGGGATTAAAACTGCCTTGAAATCTCTGATGATTACGACACCATGTACACTGTGGTATATTGTCAAACACTTTCAATAGTTTGAACAATTCATACCCATTTGGTCCTACTTCTCTTACGGCATACTTGCCACTTGGGGTCTTCTTAAGATAACACTTACTCGTACCCAACTTACTAGAATAATTATAAGCAATACAGCCACAACTATGCAGAAATACACCCTCATCAGGTGTCGTTCCCATATTTCGTCTTGCATCTCGAATGTCTTCTGTACTGCATTTAAGCTCACATTTACTCTCTTTAACAATTTCTCCGTCATTATTATTTGTAATAGCAGTCATTTGAAACAAATTATATATTTGTGGGCCACCTCCTTCCATAGTTTCTAACCCCTGGTAAAATGATACCATCGATCTGAGATCAGGAACCCCCAGTCGTACCATTGCCTTGAACTCGAATGATCCATCGGTTTTGGCAACTTCCAACAAAAATTTCATATATAATTTACGGAGTTGTTCCCACAACTCACGATGTCCAAAACATAATATTAAAACAGAATAGAACTGTTGGCAAAACTGCCAAGTAGTCCGTTCTACCTCTGAATATGTTAAACATAATAACAGTCTTTTTCTTTTCCATAAAGGATACCAAAACAAATCATGCTTAATAAAGGAAAACCCCAGAAAACTAAGTTCTTTAAGTGGGGAATCATATGCACAATAATAAGCCTTACACATTAATCCATGATATCTCAATAATCTATCTTCTACAAATGCCCTATCTAGTAATCCATCAAATTCAATACTAACAGCTCCTAGATTATCATCACCATACAACATAATAAAGGCATCAAATACCTCTTCTTGTGTTGGAAATGCATTGTATTTTCTATAATAAACGGTGACAAGTAAATCGGCAACTATTTCAAATCCGGCTTCAATATTATTTACTGTAGTCATTCCAGATCCCGAGTTATTACCACGCTTACGCCATACAATATCACCATTCGTCATTAATATTAATGATGCCTTGAGTCCATCTGTTATCCATTTGGCCCAAGCCCACCATTGTCTCTTATTAGCTTTACAAAAATATCGATAACGTCGGTCTGCAACATATGATAGATCAACTTTACGATCATATCCCTTTATGTCCCAGAACCATCTAATTGGATAGAGTGATTTGCCATCTTTATCTTTAACTAAAATAGATCTAGCAATTTTATTAACACCCCCACGAAATGGGTTAAAACCATAACGTGACCATATCCAATTCATCATATTTTCAGTGCCTACGGCAAACAATCGCAATTGCCAATATAAAATATGAAAACCAGGTATAAAAAAAGTACGAGCTTTCTCTTCAAGAAAATCTTCAGCTGTAGCCCACTCTTCTTTTGGTGTTGATTTAACTATCATCAATAATTTCATCATCTCATCCAAGTTTTCAAAATTCATTTTCCACCAATCATGGTTCATTAACTCCCTACGAGTTTTACACTTTAAAAAAGATAAATACATCAGAGGGATTCCAATACCCTTATCCATTGTTTTAGCTTTTTCCATATGTTCTATTACTTGAATATTGCTAAGCATGGGGGCTGTTAATGGTATTTCCAAAACTTTATCAACAATTGATATAGCATATGCTTTGGTAACATCCATAATTGGTATAGGTCGCAACTCATCGAGTCGCATTTCAGATTTTTCCAGGGCATGCTCAGTTGGTTTGTTATAAAAATATTCATGCTCTGTTTCTTCTTTCCACTTATGCCATTCTTCAGGCAAGTAATCACATAAAAGGGATGGAGTTTTATGCATTGTGTTTACTAGTGGATATTTTGTATTACGCTTATAATACTCTTGAAGACGCCCTACTGGAATTAACTCTTGGTATTTCCTTAAAGTGGGTTTATCAAAATCTATTATAGCAGTTCCCCCTTCCCGAATGAAGGGGAAATCTAAAAATTTAAAATACTATGTTTATAAAAACCATAGTTGGATTTTGAATCCGTTCTATGGTGTTGATAATAAACAATATTGTTACTAACATATGGAGATCCACACTGATTGTTAAACGTATCAGAAAAATGCACGAATTCATCATGGTCATTCATCGATCCTGAACAATTAACCACGGCATTTTTACGCTGATCCTGATTATCAACAGTCATCATTTGAACTTCCCGAGGGAAATCCTCACGCTTCATCTCCTTAGAACATAATGCTAATTTACCACTTGGCATAGGCACAGGGCATACAGATGAAACACAATCATCTCCTTTTAAAAAAGTGAATTGTATTTCCTTATGTGTATTGGTTACCTTATCAAATAATAGTGCAACCCCGTCATTGTCGCTAACACAATGCCAATCTGTAAAAAACTTCACAATACCATCTAAATCTTTAGCTTTATAAACAACACCTCTCCAAAAGTATTTCCCAACCGTATCATCATAATAATATAATGGTAAGACTGGTAAGTTTCCATCAATTCTTTGCTGTCGCTCACGTGCATTTGGATTAGTTTGATTTTTAACTGGTGCCTCTTTTTCACCCGTAACTACTTCTCTATATTGTTTCTTTTGTTTTAACTCACTCACCACAACTGGCGCTTCTGTTATTATAACTGGTGGTTTACAACCCACCCAATGAGTACAAAAATGTCCTCCACATTTTGTATTACATACAGAGGATGCATTAGTCTGTTTATGCATATAACATGATTGTACATGACAACATTCTTTAACACTCTTAATTGTTTCTGGTTTAGAGTCTTTATGATTAAAACAAAATTTAAAATGTGGCAAGGTTGTTCTACTACAGCCTTTAAATCCACATGGGATTCGTTCTGGCTTAGTAAAATCAATTATCTGTTTTTGATGCCTATAGCAAAATATATCATCTTTACTGTTAACGCGTTGTTGACAACCTTTACGTTCACAAATATAAACATCTTGGCCAAATTTACCTTTACAGGTATGTGTGAGTGTTAATGATTCTTTACCATTTTCATCCAACACAATTATTGCACCACATTTTACACATTCTTTACGACCACACACACATTCTTGGCGGCCACATGTTACACACACATTATTTGCTTCTTTATGATTGTTACAATACTTGGTATCCTTAGATACTTCAGTACCACATGGTATGTGTTCACATGTATATATTGGAACAGTAACTAAATTCTTAACAGACTCACCCTTAATTTGCTGGTGTTGAAAACACACTTTTTGCAACGGTGATATAAAATTGGGGCACAAATCAACTGTGCATAACCCTTTATGTTCCGAAATTTCTTTAGTCCTTTCCTG